AGCCACGGCGCGGATCTGGGAGGCGAAGGANCACGGCGGTGTGATCCCGCACTCCGACGTGTGGCGGTACGTCCGCGAGCACGCCCGGGGGAGCGGCTTCAAGGCNGTGGTCTACGACCCCCGGTACTTCGAGGTTCCGGCGCGGCTCCTGGAGGAAGACGGCGTGCCGGTGCTCCAGTTCGACCAGTCGCCCCAGCGCATGGCCCCGGCGTGCGGAGCGGCATTCCAAAAGATCATTGGCGGGCAGATCGTCCACAACGGGGACCCGGACTTCAGCCTCCACGTCCGTGGGGCGGTGGCCGTGCCCCAGGAGCGCGGCGGGTTCACGCTGAAGAAGTCGAAGTCGAAAACGAAGATCGACGCGTGCGTGGCCCTGTGCATGGGNGTGTGGGNGCTGGAGGCCATGCTGGACGATCTTGACGACGGGGAGCTGGAGGGTGCGTTGTTCGGCCGCCCGGCGGCATGAGGTAGTGGCAGGAGTGGCAGTTCCAGCCCTATTACCCCCCATATATCTTTAACACAGAAAACGATCTTTCATTGATACAGTCGAGGGGGAGAGCGGGCAATTCTGCCACTTCTGCCACCGACCGCCACTGAAACCGGACACTAAGGCCGAAAACAGGGCAGAATCCGGCCCCTTCGGTGGCAGATTCGGTGGCNCGATTTCTGCCACCGCCCACCCCGGTTTTGCCACCGTCCTGCCACCACCCCGGCGCGTGGGTCTGACGCTTAGGTGTCACGTGGTACTCTCCTGATCGAAGATCTTCGGAGGTGCCCGTGACCGTCGTGTCCGCGTGGGCGCAAGCCGCATCCCGTATCGATGAGCGAGCCCGGACGCTGAAGGCGCGTCAGGTGGCGCTGTTCNTCGTGGCTGTCGTCCCCCTGATCGCCGGGTTCGTCGCGTTCTGGGCGTGGCGCGCGGTCTGGCTCGTTGTCTCGTGGCTGTGGGCGGCCGTTCTGGAGGGGTGGGAGACCGGCAAGAGGCTCACGACCGGCGGTGATCGCTGATGGGGCTTCTGGATCGTATCCGCGAGCGCCGACAGAGGCTCGCCAACCCCGTACAGCGCGACATCTCGGCCGGGTCCAACTACGGGTGGGGTCACGACCCATTCCCCTGGACGTTCGAGGAAGACTCGAAGTTCGTGGACCGGGTGGCCACCGCCGACGACCTTATGGCCGTGGTCGGTCTCCGTGCCCGGCTGATGTCTGGCCTGAAGCTCCGGATCTACCGGGGCCGGGGCAACACCCGTACGGAGGTTACCTCCGGACCGGCGTACGAGACGCTGATGCACGTCAACCCGTTCTGGTCTCCCCTCCGGCTCGCCCGGATGGACGAGTTGTCCATGGGGCTGTGGGGGCAATCGTTCTGGGCCGTGGAGAAGGACCGGGACGGNGTGCCCCGGGAAATCTGGTGGGTCAAGCCCACCCGCATGGTGCCGGTNCCGGACTCGCGGAACTACATCCGGGGCTTCCTGTACCACCCGGTCAACGGCGGCCCGCCCATCCCGTTNGCGCCGGACGAAGTGGTCTGGTTCCGCTACCCGAACCCGTTGGACGAGATGTCCCCGCTCTCCCCNCTGATCGCCGCACAGCGCGCGGCGGAAACCGGGGAGGCCATGNTGGAGAGCAACCGGAACCTGTTCCGGCAGGGGCTTATGGTCGGCGGCTTCGTCGTCCCCGCCGGGGACAAGATCAGCTTCTCCCAGCAGCAGGCGGACGACCTGGAGCGCTTCCTGGAGCGCCGGTTCAAGGGGAAGGAGGGCGCTCACCGGTGGGCCGTGCTCCGGTTCGACGCCCAGTTCAAGGAATCCCAGGTCTCGCCGAAGGACGCGGAGTTCGTCAACGGCCTGAACGTCACGCTCCGGCGGATCTGCAACGTCTACGGCGTGCCGTCCCCGCTTCTCAACGATCTTGAGTACGCGACGCTGGCCAACGTCAACGAGCTGCACAAGATCCTGTGGATGAACGCGCTGGTCCCGGATGCGCAGCTTCGCGCCTCCGAGATCACCGAACAGTTCCTCCCCATGTTCCCCGGCAGGACTCTACACGCGGAGTTCGACTTCACCCAGGTGGACGCGCTCCACGAGTCGGCTACGAGCGTCTGGGACCGAGAGCGGCAGCAGATCGAAGCCGGGTCGATCACGATCAACGAGTGGCGGGAGAAGCACGGGATGCCCCCGGTGCCCTGGGGTGACGTGTGGTGGGCTCCGGTGAACAAGAGCGCGGTGAACGGCCCCACGAGCACGGCTCCGGAGGAGACCGTCCCCGAAGATCAGGCGGCGAACGCGCTTGCGGCGCTGGACCTGTTCCACATGGATTTCAGGTACGGGCCATTGACTCTTAACGGTCATAAGATCAACGGCAACGGACACGGGAGGGTCCGGTGACGAGACTGAGTTACACGCGGGGGACCCTCGCGTCCGGCTCCGGGCCGGAGGATGAGCTGGTCTTCACCGCGTCCGCCGAAGGGGTGAACCGGTACGGGTTCAGCCTCAACAGGCGTCGCTGGAGGATCGACAACTTCAACAACAACCCCGTCATCCTGTGGATGCACGATGACCGGCGGCCCCCGATCGGCCGTGGCCGGGCCGTGATCGACTCACAGGGGCTCAAGACCTCGGTCACGTTTGACCGGTCCGACCCATTCGCTATGGAGATCGAACGCAAGTACCGGGAGGGCTTCCTGAACGCCGTCTCGGTCGGGTTCGACTTCGTGGACCGCTCCGGCGCGCCGGTCCCTGACCCGTGGAGCCTCACTCCGGACACGATCTACAACGAGACGTNCTACGACCTCGCGGAGGTATCTGCCGTCCCGGTCCCGGCGGACCCGAACGCGCTGATCCGTCAGCGGCACGCGCTCGCGGCCGANTTCGGCCTGATCGTGCCGGAGGAACAGCGGGACGACTTCCGCTCATGGNTGTCGCGGTGGGCTGGGTTCGACCCGTACGCGCCGCGCCAGACCTACGTGACCAACCCGTGGCCGGGCGCGCTCGCGACCCCGGCTCCGGCCCCGGTGATCCCGGCCGATCTCCTGTGGAGGCTGGAGAGCCTGGAGGCGAAGATCAACCAGCTTGCCGCTCCGGCTGTGGCCCCGGCCCCGGCCGACGCGGACGAGGGCGAGCCGGACGATGAGCCCNGCGCGCCGGAGGATCAGGCTCCGGACGACGAGGGCGGCGAGCCCGCGAGCGGACCGGATGAGGAAGCCAGCGTGGACGAGACCGCCGTGTCCGCGCTGCTGAACGCGCTCAAGCTGTGAGCGAGGGAAGGGAAGTGAGCATGAGCGGTATCACGCTTGACGCACTCGCTCAGGAGATGCGTCAGCGGCTGGACGCGATCGGTCAGGACGTGTCCGACCGCATCTCGGATGTCAAGCTCCGGGACATGGTCAAGAACGTCCTGAGCGGTCTCCTGGAATCGCCGGAGGGCGCGGACTTCGTCCGCAAGCTCCAGTTCAGCGGCCCGAACGACTACAAGCTGATCGGCACGAAGTACGCCCGNTGGGGCCTGGGCGTCGCGGACGTGGAGTTCCTCCACGAGCTTCAGTCCAGCCTCCGGGGCCAGAAGAAGGTCAGCTCCCCGGGCATCTACGACGGCCCCTCGGAGGAACTGAGCAAGACCTTCGACGCCATCTCGGAGGCGGTCTACCTCCCGATGGATGAGGTCCGCCGCCTGGACCGCAAGGCGATCGATGACCTGTTCCCCCGCCTGCCCATCTCCATGTTCCACGGACGTGACCGGGAGCTGGCCCGGCGCGGCCGGTGGGACGAGACCGGCGCGTACAAGCGGGCCATGCTCGCCATGGACACAGCGGAGTCCGGCTACGGCCAGCAGCTCGTGGGCGCTCAGTACGTCGGGGAGCTGTGGGAGGCGGCCCGGCGTGAGTCCCGCGTGTTCGGCCTCATTGAGTCGTTCGAGATGACCGACCCGGTGGCCTACCTCCCGGTGGAGGTGGACATCCCGGAGATGCTGTTCGTCTCGGAGTCCGTGGCCAACAACTCCAGCGCGTACGGTACGNCCAAGACCGGCTCCAACCGCGTGCAGGTCTCGGCGAAGAAGTTCGTGATTCACCAGATGTGGTCCGGGGAGATGGAGGAGGACTCCATCATCCCGTTCGTGCCGTTCCTCCGTCGTCAGGCGGCAGCGTCGATCGCGCACTACTCGGACTCGCTGATCCTGAACGGCGACACGACCGCTTCGCCTACCGGCAACATCAACCTGGACGACAGCACCCCGTCCGGCACGGAGCACTACCTGGCGTTCGACGGTATCCGGCATGCCGCTCTGGTGGACAACTCCGGCAACGACAACAACGCCCAGGGCAACGCTCCCACGCTGGCCGCGCTGCACGCTCTCCGTGGCGACATGATCGACACGGCCCGGCTGGTGGACTGGGGCCACCCGTCTAACCCCGAAGACCTGGTCTACGTCTGCGACCCGGAGACCGGGGACCGGATCGCCATGATCGATGAGGTCTTGACGGTGGACAAGTACGGCCCACAGGCGACCGTGCTCACTGGTGAAGTCCTGAAGATCGGCCGTCACCCGCTGATCGTCTCCATGGCCATGCCGAAGACGGAGGCGGANGGCAAGGTGTCGGCGACTCCGGCCAGCAACACGATGGGTCAGGTGCTCGCGTTCAACCGGCGCGGCTTCAAGACCGGCTGGAGGCGGCGTGTCCAGGTGGAGACCGAGCGGCTCCCCGCCACCGACCAGACCCGTCTGGTCTACTCGCTGCGTCTCGGCTTCGGCCGGTTCACCCCGACCGGCTCCGCGTCCGGCATCGAGGCTGCCGCGATCCTGCGGAACATCGGCCTCAGCCTGAGTTCCTGATCCACCTATAACCGAATCTGAGCCCGGCCCCCGGTGATTCGCCGGGGGCACGGGTGCGGGAGGGAGACCGACATGGGTCGTGCGCGCCAGATGGAGCGCATCATTGCCAAGGGCCAGCTCGTTCCGCTGGTCTTCGTTCAGTCCGGCGTCACCANCNGTCAANCCGACGTGGCCCTGGNCATCGCCGGTNCCGCCGNGACCGCGTACACGCTNCCCTGGGAGTTCGAGGTGATCGGCGCGGCCGTGGAGTCCAGCGCGACCGTGTCGGACGGTGAGGGCTCGCTGGCCGTCCTGATCGACGGGAACGCCGCGCTGACCCTGTCCCTGGACGACACGGCCAACACCGACCGAGACAGCGCGGTCGCCGAACGCGGCCGGTACGTCGGCGCGCGGGGGTCGGCAGTGTCCGTGGAGATCACCACGGACTCCGACTTCGACACTTCCGGCGGGGACATCGTGGTCACCGTGTTCGTGCTCGCTCACCTGGAGGGTGTGTGATGGCGCGGTACCGGGTGATGCACTTCTACGCGTCGTCCACGTACGGCCCGTGGTCNGAGGGCGACTTCGTGGACATGGAGGAAGACGNTGCCGCGTGGGTGAACCACGACTCCCCCGGGACGCTCCAGGAGGTGGACCCGGAGGTCCAGGCGGCAGAGAAGGCGGCTGCCAAGGCGGCGGCCGTGGCCGCGCTGGAGAAGAAGCTGGGGGCCACGTCCTCCAAGGGCCGGGGCCGCCGCCGGAAGGCCGCTCCGAGCGAGCCCGCGAGCGAGTGAGGGAGGTGACGGGAGGTGGCCGTGGTCAACGGGTACTGCACGGTTCCCGATCTCCGGGCGCACCTTCAGGACTCCGGGTCCCGGCTGGACACCGATCTCCTGGAGCGAGCCATCACGGCCGCCTCCCGCGCCGTTGATGCTCACTGCGGGCGTCGGTTCTGGCAGGACACCGCTCCGGCGACGAAGTCCTACGTCGCGCCGTATCCGGACGTGGCGTGGGTGGACGACATCTCCGAGACGAGCGCTCTCGTCGTGGAGGTGGGCGGCCCCGGCTCGTGGTCGGCGCTCACACTGGACTCCGACTTCGTGCTGTGGCCGGACATCCCGGATGCGGCGCACGCGTGGTGGCGGATTGAGATGATCGACGGGGTGATCCCCCGCCCGGTGGGTCGCGCGCGGAATCTCCGGGTGACGGCGAAGTTCGGGTGGTCGGACGTGCCGGACGCGGTCCGCGCGGCCACGATCCTGAAGGCGGCGAGCCTATTCCAGCGCAAGGACGCGGTGTTCGGCGTGGCCGGGTTCGGGGAGTTCGGCCCCGTCCGGATCACGCGCAAGGACCCGGACGTTTACGATCTTCTCCATGATTACGTCAGGGGGTGGGCGTGATGCCTGAGCTGTCGGACATCCGCCACGCGCTCAAGACGACGCTGGAGGACCTGATTCCGTCGCTCACCGTCCATCCCACGGTGCCGGACTACGTCCCGGTGCTTCCCGCTGCGCTCGTGATCCCGTTCCAGACGGAGTACGACGTGGCCATGGGCCGGGGTGTGGACACCTACGAGTTCGATCTGATGGTGCTTACGTCCACCAACGACATGGGGCTTCGCCAGGATGAACTTGACGAGTACGTGTCAGGCGGCGGGCCGAAGTCGATCCGGCGGGCGCTGTTCGAGCGCCGGAANCTGGGGCTGCCCGGTTGCGACGCTCACGTGGCCCAGATGTTGGAGTACGGGGCGCGGTTCCCGCTGGGTGACGTGGAGCACCTGGGAGCCCGNCTCCGGCTCATCGTCCACGCGAAGTCGAGTTAGGAGATCAAGGTGGCTGACAGCGGACGGCGGTTCCGGGTGATCGGGTTCCGCCCCGTGGCCGGACGCCGGAACGGTGAAGAGATCAGCGAAGACGACCTCCGGGAGGCCGGGGCCAACATCACGGCNTTGATCGCGGGTGGTCACATCTGTGAGGTCCGGCCCAAGCCCGCCCGGCGCGCTGCGAAGGNCGACCCGGAGCCGGACAGGGGTGACGAGTGATGAGCACGTTCGCGCTCACGGACGCCGTGATCTGGGCGGGCGGATACGACCTGTCCGGCGATTCCAACTCGGTCACGATCAGCTCGGAG